TTTGCCTCCAGTCATCTGACCTTTCTTGATGAAACCAGTCCACCACTTCTTCTGGACTTCCGAAACCCCTGCGGTGATTACTTGAATCGGGGTCTCCTATATTCAAGTTATTCAGAAAAGACTCGTCTGGATTCGTTGCCATTTTCCTTGCTGTTTGCAGCATCCCTCTTGCACTCGTATTTGCTTTTGACAGTTTTTCTGCCCAGATCATGTCATCTAGACTAACATCGGTTCCTGCAGCGATATCCTTACAGATTGCTGCTAACCTCAAACGATATTGAGTGGAAAGCATAAGGTCAATATATTTAATTTTTTTTATTTATAGTGACATTCTAAATTTGGCATAAGGTATAGATCTGGCATCTGAAATTTCACTAGATAGCACGAGATGCATTTGTCCCAAAACCTCTTCCCAAGTATAATTTCTCATTGTACTCCAGTGATAATTAAATCCCTTGAATCCCCATCTTTGCACTTCAGTACACGCTATTAGAGGAAATTCATCATACCTAATGTTGGGTGTCTTTGCTCTGTATATAAAAGTATAAAAATTTCCTGGTTCGGGAATAATTTCTATATCTGTTAACGCTTCTGTAATTTTTAACATGAGATCATCTGGTTCTTCTAAACCATTCATCTCATCAATTATAGGTTGTAATCTACTCATACTCCTAAATGATCCTCTGTCAAAATTTTAAAAGTTAAACTCCTATCAAGACAATATTCTTTTGCTGCTTTCCACTTTGCTTGATTCTTAGCATATTCATATACTTCACGGACATATGCCTTAGTTTTTCTCTTTTTAATTTGTGGTTCTATACATTGCTTCTTTGGTTTAACCTCTATAATATACTTTTTAATCTGACCAGTGTTCTCACGAACTTTAATATAAAAGTCTGGAAAATACCTATGAATACGATTATCCAAAGGACTACGATATGGGATAATTACCTCTTCACTACCCCATTCTAGTATGTTCGGGTTCTTATCACAATACTTCATAAATTTGCGTTCCCACAAACTACGATAAATAATGTTTAGATGGTTCCCTCTATACTTTTCAATATTAATAGGTCTGAACTTACCTGAATAAGCCATCGTACTATAACCGCTTTAGGTATTTATTGTGTCAAGAGATGGATCGCCAAGATTAAGAAGAACTTCCGACATCTTACCGTTGTTTACAAAAGTAGCAACAACAAGTCATTACGAGTTATCATTTCCAGCATTGCCTTGGCAATTGTTGAACTATATCAAGATGAATAGTAATGATCTAATCGATAATTCATTTGTTTTTAGAGATTTAGGTTTATTGTGTAAGAATGCACAGTTACCAGGAACTGCATATGCTACAGCTCAGATCAATGGTAACTATATGGGTATTAATCAAAAGTATGCTCATACAAGAATATATACAGACTCAGCATTTACTTTCATAGTTGATGATGATTATAGAGTAATTAAGTTCTTTGAACTATGGCAAGAATTTATTTCAAGTGGATCAGATAGTAATAGAAGTAGAAAAGCTTTTTATCATAGAATGAAGTTTCCTGCAGAATATAAATGTGATACAATGCGTCTTCAAAAATTTGATAAGAATCATGGTGCTAGTGTAGAATATACATTCCTCAGTGCATTTCCTGTCAACATTACTCCTGTTTCAGTTAGTTATGATCAAAGTCAAATTTTAGAAATATCAGTATCATTTGCTTATGATAGATACTTCTTTGGTAATCTTAGAAGACAGGATACAAGAAGCAATCAAAATAGTGGTATGGCAACCAATCCTTATCCTAAAGATTTCTTAGATCATGCTGGTAATGCTGTAGGTATGGATAAGACTACAAAAATAAAGAATGTGGAAGTTGATGTAAAGAGGGATCAAAATAACGATGCTACTTCAGGGTTTCCAGACGGTCCTTACATAGCATAATAAATGTGTTATAATATATGGTAGTGTTTATTATTATATGGGACTTGCCAAAGATTTAAAAGTAGGAACTAAACAATCTCACTCTGCTGCAGAGAATACTAAGTTTGTTTCTTCCTTCCTTCGTGGTGTAGTAAATAAGGAAAAATATGGACAACTTGTTGCCAATTATTATTTCATATATCATACTATAGAATCAGAAGTTAGAAGATTAAAAGAAGATCCTCTTATTGGATCATTAGATATTGAAGAACTTTATCGTCATGATGCATTAGCAAAGGATTGTGAGTACTTTTTTGGTGCTGACTGGAGAGATAACATTTATCCTTCAAAGGCATGCGAACAATACATTAACCGTATTCGTGAGGTTTCTCATGACGAACCAGAACTTCTTATAGGACATCATTATACAAGATATCTTGGAGATCTATCTGGTGGACAGATTCTTAAGAATATTGCAGAGAAAGCTCTAAAGTTAACTGATGGTGGTCTAGACTTTTATAAGTTCCCTGATATAGACAACAAAAAAGAATTTAAAGACGCATATCGTGCCACACTAAATAAGTTGCCTGTGACAGAATCACAGGTGTCTGCTATCGTTACTGAAGCAAACTACGCATTTCGTTTGAATATGTACATGTTTGATGAACTGGATGGCAATGCGTTCAAATCTGCAGTTGCTTACTTCTGTGGAGTACTTAGAGGAAATACTGATGCCATTACCTAAAATTGTTACCCCGACCTATACGCTGGTTATTCCTTCGTCAGGTAAAAAAATTACATATAGACCTTTCCTAGTCAAAGAAGAAAAAGTTCTTGTTATGGCAATGGAAAGTGATAATATGGATCAAGTTGGTAGAGCAATTAAAGATGTTCTAACTGCATGTATCAATACTCGTGGAATTAGAGTAGATAAGTTATCCACATTCGACATTGAATATCTATTCCTTCATGTTCGTGGTAAGTCTGTTGGTGAAACTATTGAGGTCATGGCAACTTGCCCTGATGATGGTGAAACTAAAGTTGCTATATCAGTAAGTATTGATGAGATTGGAATTATAGAAAACCCAGAACATAATAAAGATATTAAATTAGATGATAATTTGACTCTCAGGATGAGATATCCGTCTCTCTCTGAATTTGTTAATCAAAACTTCGGAGAAAGTGACCAAGTAACTGCATCATTTGAGGTTATTGCTTCTTGTATAGATATGATCTTTACAGATGAAGAAACATGGTCTGCAAAGGATCATTCTAAAAAAGAATGGCTTGCGTTTGTAGAGACATTACCATCAAATTCATTTAAGCAGGTGGAGAAGTTTTTCAATACTATGCCTAAACTACAGCATTCTGTTATGATTACTAATCCTAATACAAAAGTAGAAAGTGAAGTGAAGTTGGAGGGTTTAGCAGCTTTTTTCAGTTAGCGATGTTGCACCAAGATATCGTGGCGTATTATAAAATTAATTTCGCCCTGATGCAGCATCATAAATATAGTTTGAGTGATATCGAAAACATGATTCCTTGGGAACGAGATATATACATCAGTCTCTTGGAACAATATATTGAAGAAGAGAATCTAAAAAACCAACAAGCTAGTGGCTAATGGCGGTAGATCCCAAGAAAGTATTTCCAAAATCTAGTAGAACAGATCGACAACGAGCATCTACTGATAGGGATTTTGCTGGAAATTCTTCGGATGAAAAATCAAAAGGTTTTGTAGGACTTAATAAAAATATTTTTGCTATTCATAAAAATCTAGGAGCAATTGCTGATTTATTACAAGCACAAGCAAAGAATGAGAAAGCAGAAGATGATGAAGAGATAAAAAAACAACAACAAGAAGAAGATGCAAAGAAAAAATCTGGGATGGAAAAAGTCCTTGAGGGGGTTTTAAGCAATACAATACTTAAACCAATAGAGAAGATCAAGAAAGTTACAATGGGTGTTTTTGAACGGTTATTGAAAGTAATGGGTGTATTGGGGATAGGTACGATTGCTATGAAAGGTCTACAGGGTATAGAAGCTTGGATGGACGGAGATAAAAGTATCCTTAAAAAATTAGCAAGAGATGTTGGAATAGTATTGGCCGCTGCTGGAGGAATATTTCTTGCTGTAAATGTAGGATTACCACTTCTTACTTCTGCAATAGGTGGTTTGATAGGTAGTCTTGGAGTAGGTGGATCGTTTAGTGGTATTTTAGCAGCATTGGGTAATCCTTATGTTTGGTTGGGAATTATTGCTGCTGTTGGTATAGCGTATACAGGAACTGAACTTTATAAAATGTTAAAAGGTGAATATGGTCCTGATTTGGAAGGTGTTGGATCTTATGCTCCTATCAACCAAGAAGCAATAGAAGAAATTTCTAAAGTTGGTATGAAACAATATCGAATAAATGAACGAGAACGAATTGGTGCTTTACTTGAAGCAAATCCAGAGTTACTGAATGATAATGGTGAGATGAAAAATGATGCTCAACTTGGAATTATGAGCATGAGCAATGACGCAGCAAAGTTATTACTGGCTTATAATAATAGACTCAGAATGTCTAATACTGGTAATTGGGATCAATGGGATGCTGCAAACATGAGTGACAAAGATACGAAATTATTTAACAAGATACCAGATCTTATTACTAATTTTAGAGGTGAATGGTCTAAGTTTTATTCGTTGGCAAAAGAGATCACTACCTTGATGGATGGTAAAAGAACTATGGATGAGTTGCCACAGTCAATACAAGAGAAAATTGCAGGTTTAATGAGTACGCAAGAAGGTCATAAGAGTAAGATGATTCAATTTATGGATGAGGTTAAGGCTGCACGAAAAGGCATGTCAAATGACGGTAAAAATTATATGGATATGTTCCTAAGAAGACATAATGCTTCTACTTTACTTTATAACACTGATTGGTGGGGTAAAGTAGTAAAACCAGGTCCGATTCTAGATGCAGTTCAAGTTAAGGAAGGTAATATATCAGGATTAAGGCAGAAAGCTATTTCAACATTTTCTAACTTAGGAGCCTTAAATGAAGATCTTAAGGAGGATATAGGAAGGATGCCAGAAGGTAAAAACTTTAATTCTACTTCCTCTAACAATCTATCTAAAAATCTAGATCTTAGTTCTACTGCTGCAGCTTTTTCAAATGAAAAATTAACAACTGCAAATACTCTCTCTAATTATGATAATTTCAGTGATAAGATAAGTGTAGTTCCATTTGATATCAATAGTGAGGACGAATCCAATACTAGTCTAGTTAATTCTTCTTATTCTGCCAGTACAGAGGTACCCTCTTTTGCTATTACTGACACTGATAATTTTTATAGAGATTTAGCTGGATCTAATTATGGGGTGTTTGATTAATGGCAACCTTAATGCCTACTAAAGGAGATATTACGGAGATTGGGTTTGGTATTCTTGCTATCAGAGAAACTACTCAGGGTATCCGTAAAGCTTTAGGTAAAGAAATTAAACGAGATAAAAAGGCAACTAAAAAGAAAGAGGGATTTCTCCGAAGATTGTTTACAAAGAAAAAGAAAGCAGAATCGGAAAAATTAATTGAAGCAAAGAAACCTAAAAATTTAATAGGAAAGGGGGTAGGAGCTGTTGCTGCTGCAGGTAAATCTTTCATGGAGAGAATACTTGGTGCTGCTGGAGCATTATTAGTTGGATTTCTTGTTGTTAATATACCAAAAATTATTGAAGAGATACAAAAAATTGTTGGATGGTTAAAAAATGTTAAAGAATGGGTAGATAATATTATTGATAAAGTAAAAGCAGTTAGTAGTGTCATTATAAAGACAGTTAAAGATTGGATATCTGGTATCAAAAAACAGTTTGGATTTGAAGAAGAGAAAGATGAAGTTGAAAAACAGATGGATGAATTGAATAAATCAGTTGAAACTTTATCTAAAGATTGGAATGCAGATCAAGAAAGACTTAAAAAGGATATAGAGAAGGCTGAAAAAGAAGGTAGAGCGTCAGTTGAAGGATTGCCTAAAAATGATCAAGAATTTACTGAAGTGTCTAATGTGAGACAAAACAAGGTAATAGAATTGCAACAAAAAAGAGATAGTGGTGAAATAGATGAGAAACAGTATGAAATTGAAGTTAATAAAGTATATGAGATCAATAAAAATGAGAATAATAAAGATCAGCAAATATTAAAAAATCAAATTGATAGAAATACTATGTCTCCTGCTGAATTCTTTGGGACTAATGAGTTTAGTGATAGTGAAGAAATAGATACTGATATCAAACCGATAGATCTTAATACTAATAATAACTCTAATGAATCTGAAATTAAATTAGACAATAAAATTGTTCCTGTAGAAGTTGAAAAAGTAGATAATTCTGATACTGACAAAGAGATAGTTGTAAATAAAACCAAAAAGAAAAGAAGTAACATATATCGAAAATCTAGTGCAACAGCAAGATTTACACCACCAGGATTTGGATATGATGGATACTCTAAAGAAGAAGCAAAGGAAGAGTTTTTAGCACTTCATCAAAACGATAGCAGATCAACGACGCAAAACTTTGATTATCAACAACTTGAGGTACTTCTTCATGATAAATTTAAGGTTAATACAGACGCTATTCAAGTTGAGGGTGCTGATGCAATAAAATTCCTTAAAGGTATGAAGTATGCTGATGAGATGAATCTAATAGGACCAACTGGTGGTAGAATTGTCACCGTTCCCATTGACATTCCCAAAAAAGAAATAAATACTGGTGGACCAAATAATCTTGGGGAACTTGATGTTGATAATGAATCTAGTTCTAGTGTTGTTGTAGTTGCAGAAAACCCAATAAAGAAAATTAATCAATTTAATAAACATTTCTCATAATGGCAATATCACCGACTGCTGCTTCTATCTTTGAAGAATTTACTATAACTTCGGCTGACGGTAATAAAACTGTCAGTCTTATTGGTGGTATTACTACATTACAGTACTTTGAAACTATAATGTCTCCAATGTGTACTGCTAAAGTAGATGTAGTTAATACTGGTAATACTATAGATGGTGGGGGATTATATAATGGTTTACCTATTCGTGGTGGAGAGAGAGTATATTACAAAGTAAAGACTCCTGTTGAGGCAGAGGCAGAACAAGAGGAACATCTTGAAAATGTTTTGTATGTTAATAAGGTAACTAATGTCATATCAGATAAAGGAATTGAGACTTTTACTCTACATCTTGTCTCTAGAGAATCTCTTAGTAATGAACAAAGCAGAGTAACTAAAAAATTCTATGGGCAAACTATAGATAAAAGTATTTCTGAGATTGTTAAATTAGTAGAACCTTTAAAGCAAGAAAAATTTGAAGAAACTGAAAACATTTATAATTTTATTGGTAATTTAAGAAAACCTTTTACTATTATATTATGGTTAGCATCTAAAGCAATTCCTGTAGGAGCAACAAGTAGAAGTGCTGGATTTTTCTTTTGGCAAACTAGAAAAGGATTTCATTTTAGATCTGTTGAGAATATGATAGAAAAAGCGGTAGAGGAAAAAGATAAATTACAAAAATATTATTATTCTCAATCAGTAGATCCTTCATTAGAAGATTCTTTGCAAAATGCTACAAAGGTTTTGGCATTTTCAGTTCAAGAGGATTCTGATGTTCTTACTGATTTGCATAGCGGTGTTAAATCTACATACCGAATATTTTTTAATCCAGTTACTTTTGAATTTACTCAACCACAGAATTCCGTATTTAAAGAAAAACCAGCATCAACTCTAGGAGTTCCTGAAGAAGAAGAACCTAAGGTTGCTGATCCAGAAAACATTCCAGCCAACATGATGGCTTCTAGAATTATTAGTTCAGTGTATGATGTTGGAACATTGGATGTAGGTGTATCAACAGCAATTAATTACGATCAAGTCGATAGCACATCACAGGCTATTACAAGATATGGTATGCTATTCAACACACAAGTGACTTTGACAGTTCCTACTAACACCACTCTAGTTGCTGGTGATGCTATAATGGTATTCTTCCCTAAGACTACTGATGATGAACCTGTAACAGACGATAGGATTAGTGGGATATATATTATAAAGGATCTCACTCATTTATTTTTACCTAATGCATCATACACAGCATTAAAAGTTGTTAGGGATACCCACGGACTTTACCCACAAAAATAACTATGACTACCAAAGTACCAAATCACGATCTAAACCACGAAGTTTACATAGATCCGAAGGATAAAAAAGAGCATGTTAATCATGGTATGATTGAATATACCGAGGAAGATCTCAAGATGCACAATGATGCATTTCATTCCCATGAAGAGGATGAAGAGAATCCTGGTAATGCTAAGATTAATGATTGGCATACAAGACATGAAGATAAGCATCTAGAAGTTTATTGTGACAATCATCCAGATTCACTAGAATGTAGAGTATACGACGATTAATGATAGACGCATCGATCCTAGGCAACAGTCAATTTTTAGGTAGAGACGGATTCCGTTGGTGGGTCGGTCAGATACCCCCTGTTGATTCACAGGAAGATCAAGTAGCAAAAGGAGAGGGAATAGGAAATAGATATAAGGTTCGTATCATGGGGTATCATCCTTTCAATGAGGATATCCCTAACGATCAACTTCCATATGCACAGGTCTTATTACCTGTAACATCTGGTAGTGGTGGAGCACAATTTGCCCAATCAGTTAAGTTGCAGCAAGGTGATACTGTATTTGGATTTTTCTTAGATGGTGATGCTGCTCAAATACCATTAATTATTGGTCATTTTGGTAGAACATCACTGGTTAATAATGCTGATTATAGTACACCATTCTCACCTTTTACAGGATTCACTGAATATACACCTACTAATGCTAGAAATCCAATAAGCGAAGGAAACGAAGATAGTAAATTTTCACAGACACCACCAAGTAGTTCTACTAATTCTAGATTATTAGATTCAGCAGGTGGTGGAATCAAGGTACAAGTTGCTGATACTTGTAAAAGCAATCCTATCTCAGAGATGGCAAATACTGTCGAAAATTTAGGGTTAAAAGTTAAGCAGTTATCTTTAGCTGGTGCCAGTTTACAGAATGAAATTAGATCTGCTTCTGATCTTATTGAGGTTCAGGCAAATAAATTTGTTGGTACCATGTTTACCAAACTCTTTGATAAAATAGAGGGTCTTGGTGCTCAAGGATTAGAAAAATTATATCAAAAAATTTACCGAATAGTATTTGCAGTAACAAAATCTAGTACTGCTGCTCACAGAGCAGGAGTTGCAGGACAAACTGCTATGGTTCCTCCTACAGCATTCTTACAAGAGTCTATTGGTTGTGTTGCTTCTAAAGTAGTTGAAGGATTGGGTGGTACAATTGAAGATTTATTGAAAGGATTTATAGATGAAGGAAGAGATTATGCTGGATGTATGGGTGCTCAGTTTACTGGTGCATTTTTAAATACAATTACGGATAGTATTGATAATTTAATGTCAGGTCCGTTATCTACAGTAGCAAAAATTATCGCACCAGGATTTAAGGTGGGAGACTTTTTAACAAGTGCTGCTGGTAACATTGAGGATATTGCTTCATTCCTTGATTGTAATCAAACTAATAACGGTAAGTGTCCATCAGATAAGCAATATGTTGTAGGTGGTAGTAGTGAAGAGAAAGGAGACGATCCTTTTGCATATGTTATGAATGCAATGAATATATCTAAGGGTGCTGCTGATCTAACTAATGCTTTTGAACAGAAATGGGGTAAGTGGGATATCTTTGGTGACGGTAGTTTATTGGAAGATACTGGTAGTGGTACTATTCCTGGCGGTTGTTATGGTGGGGAGAAAAAGAATTGTACAGGACCATATATTGAGATATTTGGTGGTGGTGGATCTGGTGGTATTGCCAAACCTCTTCTTGGATATTTTGTAGATAATACACCTGGATTAAGAAAATTAGTTGGTGGAGTAAAACGAACTGCAAGTATTTTAGGTGCTACAATCTCAACACCTGGTTCTGGATATCGTTATCCTCCTATAGTTAATTTTAGAGACAAATGTGATATAGGATATGGTGCTGTTGGTCATGCTATTCTTAATGATGAGGGTGGTATAAAAGCTATTGTTATGGATTCTATTGGAGAAAATTATCCTGCACAGGTAGATGATGATACACCAGTTCAATTAGGAATTACTACGATTCAAGTAGAAACTGGTGGATCAGGATATCAACCAGGAGATGTTATTGTACTTCCTGGCATTAGTACATCTGGTAATGTATTCATAGATACTCCTACTGCAGTCGATGTTAGTTTCCCAGATGGAACTCCAGTAGGAGTATCTACATTTGTTACTGGACCTGGATTTGGTAAGACTACACCAATATATGAACCTATCATAGATCCTACTACTGGTAGTATTACTCAGGTTAAGGTTCTAAATATATTGAGGTTTGATGAAGCACTTCCTACAATTATAGTTAAGAGTAAGACTGGTAATGGTGCTAAATTAAGACCCTTATTTGGTAATATTCCAACTGATACTCAGGTTGGTATTATTTCTGCAATCGACTGTATCTAATGGCTGCACAACAAAAAAATTATAACAGAAGAGTCATTGACTGTAGAGGTCCACATTTCAGGATTGATAGTGGACATCCTCAAGTTGGTGCTAGTGGTGCAGAAGTTTTTAAAATATATGCTACCAATGATAATGATGATGTATTTTTGATCGATCATACTCAAGGTGGATTATCTAGAATTACTACTGACAAAGTATTAGAGATTCGTGCTGGTGATAAAAATTCACCACAAAAAATTGATATTAGAGTAAGTGCTGCTAGTGGAAATATTGCTATTAATGCTGATAATGGTTCGGTAAATGTGGCAGCTAAAAATATTATGGTCAAAGCATCTCAAGATCTTGATTTAAACGCAGGAAGAAATGTTAACATTAGTGCAGGATCTGGTAGAGTTCATTTAAAAGCAAATACTTGTTCTGCAACAGGAAAGAGAGGTAATTTAATACATAAAACTTTTGGTCTTACTATGTTTGCAGGTTCTTATGTTCCTAACAATATTCTTCAAGCAGCATTTGGTGCTGATGCTTCAATTACTACATTGACTAAGGGTAAAGGTGCATTCTCATCTATGCTTAGTGGTGGATTTGGAGGATCGATTGCTGACTCTGTATTATCTGAAACTGGACTTGGTGGTGCATTAGGTGGACAACTTACTGACGAGTTAGGAGGACTGTTCTCTGCTGCATCAGATTCATTACCTGGTTTAACTGATAAACTTGGAGGTTTGACTGATAAACTTGGAGGACAATTACCAGGTATTACTGATAAATTGGGAGGTTTGACTGATAAACTAGGAGGACAACTACCAGGTATTACTGGTAAACTTGGAGATTTAGCGAGTGCTAAATTACCTGGCGGTTTAGATAAGTTAACTAATTTATCAAAAGGACAACTAAGTAATCTAACTAACAAATTAGGTAACTTTGATAGCAGTAAGATTACTGGTGCTATTGAAGGTGGTTTAGGGAATGTAAGTAGTAGTATAGATAATCTAACTGATAAACTAGGAGAGAAATAATGGGAATGAGTAAAGCCAAGGATGGCTCAGAGAAAACCATACTTGGTGGTTCAGTTGAGTTTCCTGATGAGACCAATTTTCTTTCTGATACAAAATTTGAGGGTGATCTCAATGTTGAGGGTAATCTAAATGTATCTGGTAAAGCTACCATAACTGGTGATATGATTGTAGAGGGATCATTAGAGGTACAAGGAACTTTAAAAATAAAAGTAGGTGGTCAAACATTTACTATATCTGGAAGTAAATTAGGTAACGCACTTACAGCTGCAGATACAGTGTTGACAGTTTCATAGTAATGATTCGTTGTTTAATTAAAAATCCACTTGTTCAGATCAATGTCATGTTGATCGGATTTTTTATAATGGTAGAGACAATGCATGTTAATTATCATAGGGGGTTGACAACCTGTGAGGAGTCTGTTATTATACAAGAGTTGGACGCAACATCGGGAGTGACTGAATAAACTTACTGGCATACTGCTGGTTAAGGTGATGAGACACAGGTGGTGCTGCTGCGAAAGCAGAATCGACTTACCAGTCGGGTCTCAGGCAAGAATGTATTTACTCTGTAGTAATGCCCATTCTTTGTTGGTATACAGGAACCCAACCTCCCTCCTTTTTTTAAAGACCTAAGATGCAACTACTAAGTGGGGCAGATGGTCTTTTTTTATTTTAATGATTTATTATGACCGAAGAATTTGTCGAAAAAGTTGTTGTAGATGTATGCTCTCGTAGAGTATGCTGCGTCTCTAGTAAGGGAGAGAGAAGAGTACTTGAAAACGAAACTTATGCAGAATTTATGAATGTGTTGAATTTTATTAAATCGACTTTAGATGAAGATGAGATCGTATATACAGAAATTTTAGTAGATGAACACAAATAAACTTATAATCTCTGCTAGAATGGTAGGGACATATGGTATAATATTAGGATATTTTATAACATTACATGTCAGCACTTATCTTGGTGCTTGCTTCAATGTTGTATTTGAACTACTCGCTTTACCATTCTATATAAAGAACAAAATGTGGGATGTGGTAATCATGTTCATCTTCCTATTAACAATAGGATTCAGTAAAATTGCTTTAGGAACTACTTAATGAAAATCTTTTTAGATACTGCGGATACAGAAACGATTAGAAAGTATTACGCTACTGGACTTATTGACGGTGTAACTACAAATCCAACTCTTATCATGAAGAGTGGTCGTGATCCAGAAGAGGTATATCAAGAACTCATAGACATGGGGATACCTGATATAAGTATGGAAGTTGTTGGTGACACTCATGAAATGTATTATGAAGCTAAGAGACTGATTGAAAAGTTTGGAAAAGAACATGCTACTATTAAAGTTCCTTGTACACCCGATGGACTAGCAGTATGTAAGGAATTGTCAGCAAAACTGATTAGAGTAAATGTGACATTAATATTTGATGAAGCACAAGCAATATTGTCAGCAAAAGCAGGTGCAAGATATGTTTCTCCTTTTGTAGGTAGACTTGATGACAATTCAATTGCTGGATTAGATCTAATTCAAAGAATATCTAAGATATATAATGTTCAGAACATAAAAGGCACTGAGATTCTTTCCGCTTCTATTAGATATGTGAATAGTGTATCTCAATCATTTGCTAATGGTGCTCATGTAGTTACAATGCCACCTGCAGTATTTGATAAGATGTACAACCATGTACTAACAGATAAAGGATTACAGTTGTTTGATGCAGACTGGAAATCGGTACAGGAGAATGTCTAGAGACGATCACCCCGACATAGACTTAGATGCTAAAAAGCATCCTGAGGACTATTTTACCATCACAGCAGATGGATTCGTTTGGCCATTAGTAAATGGCAATGTAGGTGCTGATGAACCTATCTTTCATAAGTCTGAATTAGATGAAGTGTTGGATAGGATGTATAAGACTAACAACAATGAAGGTTCTTGATAACTTTTTACCCAAGGAAGAACATGAAAGAGTAGTATTTTTACTCCAAAATATTATTCCTTGGTTTTATAATGATCATGTAGTTAATCCCGAAGATCAATCAGATCCAATAAAATATCAAATGGTGAGTCCTATATGGGCATGGGGTAAATTTCATAATAAAATTTGTCTTACTCCAGAACTTGCTAGTTATTTTGAGAGGGCACTAAACATAAGATCTTGGGTAAGAATCAAAGCAAATTTTAATATTAAAAATGCAAAAATTATAGAACAAGATTTGCATACTGATGGTAATTTTGGTGACTATACTGCTGTATATTATGCTAATACTTGCAACGGATATACATACTTCAAGAATGGGAAAAAAGTTGAAAGTGTTGCTAATCGCATGGTAATTTTTCCTAGAGAAACTATGCATAGTGGAACCACATCAACTGATTCCTACAGACAAGTTATTAATTTTAATTATTACGGACATGATTAGATTCGGTGGTGCTCAAATTCCTGTAGGAACTAACATACAGGTTAACAAAAAAGAAATCTTTAAAGCTATTGATTGGGCGAAAGAAAACAAAGTCGATCATCTTTTAACACCAGAAGCTGCTTTATCAGGGTGGGAGAATAGTTGGGTTGAAAGATTAGATGAATTAAAGGATGCTTTAAAAGAAGTTGAGGAATATCAAAAAAAATCTGGTATATATTTACACTTAGGTACTAATTTTATAGAACCTGAAATGAAGGGGAATATCTTTAGAAATGAGATTAGACATTATAATCCTGATGGTATATTGAGAGGTGCTACTTATAAGACTCTTACTGTTGATATGGAAGCAGCTTTAGGTAGAGATCCACACTTAGATGCATTTACTTTCATTGATCTCGATAAAGAAAATGGGAAACATTGTCTTGGTGCTGGATTGATATGTAATGATATGTGGGGATATGGAGAAGATCCTGTTTCTAATAAAGCAATAACTACTTTATATAAAGAATTGGGAGGAATTGATGTAATGTTACATGCAACTAATGGGGCAAAAACTGATCAAAAAAATCCATCATGGTTAGTATTTGAAAAATGGCATGATGCATTTCTTAGAATGTCTGCATGGAATACAATGATTCCTATTCTTACAGTTGATGCTTGTACTGATTGGCAATGGGATGGAAATGAAGAAGAAGTAGAGAAATACACTACATCTAGTGAGAGTGGATGGATTAATCATAAGGGATGGCAGACTCAAGTGCCTAGAAGAGGTCGTCAGTATTTTACATATGATTATGAACCACCAGTGCGTACCGTATTAAATGATAAACATATTGATATAGGTGGTAGATTGTATAAAAAATGACAAAGTACAAATGCCTAAATAGAGAGGCTTAAAGCACTAATTCCAATGAAAAGGATTTTACCTTTAATAATGCTTTTGATGAGTGCTCCGCTTGCAGCGAGAGCCGATATTACATCTCGATTTGCATCCAGTGTACAATTGAGCGTGGGAGGTGCCCATACTTCTGCTGAAAGAATAGGGTCATCTTTTGCGATTTCTGGTAGTAATATTGATACAACTGATGGTACGACTACTTCAACTGTTAGTGCTGGTACAATCACTGCTGGTGTATATTCTCCAGGAACGATTGCAGCAACACAAGACACAGCAGGCTCAGCATTCAGCTTTAGCCAGTCCTACACAGCAGCTGACGCTGTTCCAACTGCAGCTCCAACTGTGGGCAACGCTGTTAACTTTGGTAATATTAGTAGTACTGCTGGTGGCACTGTTGGCAGCTTAGCAGGTCAAACATCTAGTGCTCACACATTTAGTAGTGTAGCAGCAGGTGGAGCTAATACTTCAGCTACGACTCAGTTTGTAACCGAGGTAACCGTGAGATAGGTCATGAAAAGGCTTATAACTATATTAGTTGTATTATTAGGTAGTACTGGAACTGCAAGAGCAGTGCCAGTGGTCCCCAATTTTCAGCAAGGCTCTATGACGAGCCATACCGAAACTGAAAGTACAGTGACGGAAACCATAAATTCCATAGATTATAGGACAGGATGGGAATACTCAGTGACTGGGGTAGGCATCGACAACAATGGTGCGGCTTTAAATCCTCCAACAACTACATCAACAGTAACCGTCAATCCAAGCGTAGGGACAGGAGACGCAGCCATAACAGGCAGTGTAACTTCTTCGTTCGATGCTTTAGACATGTCAGCACAAAACAATTTTACAATCTCAAATCCTGGAGCAGCGTTCCAATTTACGCAAAGTTATCAAGGACCTGGGCTAACGAATCAAACAATAATACAGAGAGTGACCACTATCCAAAGCGTCACAGATACGACAAGTACATTTACCCAGTGATAGCAACGCTTTTGGGCGTTAACTATCTGTTACCAATAAAAGCCTTAGCTGAGGGTGTTGGCGGTGTTAGTGCCACTGCTAATCCAATCGCCAATAGTTCAGGCTCAGTGACCAACCAGGCAATACAAGTTTTACAAGGTCCATATGTAACTAACACCTACGGTGGACAAGTATCGTGTCAAAGTACGACTCTTAACATGACACCATACATCCAGTTTGCTGATAGTAGAAAGGATCCTTGGGAAGATTTTTATAACGAACCACAATATAATTTGTCAGATACAACTGGTAAAACAGTTACTCAAACAGTAACAGTCAAGAACTATCCTTGGGAGACATGGTACGACACCCGAACCAAAACAGATGGTAGTAGATGGTTTGACGATGGTGCAGATATGCAAATAAATGTTGATGTACCTGCAGGAGACGGTATACCAGATGCTGTGACTAATGGTAATTTGGATCCAATGTGGTATAAACCTGTAAGGACTGACATGAGAGCAAACCAGTCGTTCAATGCTGGTCTATCTGCTACATTATCAATACCATTGAACAAGAAAATGCAGAATTTGTGTAAACAGGCAGCTGAACAGCAAATAGCAATGCAAACTCAATTAGTCTCTAACAAGAGATTAGACTTTGAGATTGCAAGATTAAAAAATTGTGGTGAATTAAAAAAAGCAGGAATATTTTTCCATCCTGCTTCTCCTTATCATAGTATATGTGCTGATGTTATGGTAACATCACCTGGCGGTAAGATACTTCCTCATGAGCATCAGATACCACAACCTAAATGGACACAACCTACTTCTTCTTCACCTTCAGAGGAGGTAACCCTTTCTTCTCCCGATACTGATCCCGAACAATATCGGATCGAGACAACTTTGGAGGAGTCTTCCCAAGCATCTTCTGAACTTTCGCAATCGTCTTCTTCACTACAGGTTTCACAACCTTCAGGAGCAGATCTGCTAGGGGTTTGGCAAATAGGGCAGACGCAGTTGCCACAGTCGCAATTGTAGCAGTCGTTGATATCACTGCTATCGATGGCACATACTGTTGCAATGGTGGAACATCTTCCCATAATGTCTCACAGATTAGACCATCGGGTGTTAATTTATGACCAGTTACTCTCTCTGTACCGTCTTGATTTAGGTCTCCAATGCGTCTTCCATTGATAGGAGGACATTCTATCTCTTCTTTAGGTCTGTCTGTTGGAGGCGGTTCTGGGGTGTTTAGATCAGGGGCAGGTGGTTCTCCAGTATCTACACCAGAAGCTTCTGGTTCTTCAGTATTAATAGTTTGCCAAGTTAAATCTCTAGCATCATAATCAGGTGGTTGATAATATGGCATACCATTATCACACAACACTACATTACCCTTAGGGTCATTATCTACCAGCATTTTATTTTTATTTGCTGGATTTTTTGCGTTTTCTTTATGGACTTTTACACAACCAGGCATATCAACAATAGGAGTTCCTATTCTTTCAGTAACAGGAACTGCTAACGGTACTGATTGCGGTGGAGTAATCAACCATACACGATTATCTTGTACATAATTATTACCAATACCTCTCACGCCAGTATAAGGAATGATCCTAACATTGGTGCCATTGATCTGGATGTTAGGTATACTAACACCATCAGTTTCTATGTTGGGTATTTCAAATGGTTCCATAATAACGATTTATTCATTTAGTCGGAATTTGGTTTTTGTAGTCTACAGGTGGTTTTAATCCTTTGACAGGACCAGAAGATTTTGGCCATGCGTTAATCAACTGCAAATATACTTCTTCTCTAACTACTTGTCTAATTTGTTCTATTTGTGCATCTTGTCTCTTTTGAGGACCACCTGTTTGTTGGTCAATGACATGACCACCACCGACAAATGCACCAGTACCAACTACTGCTACTGCCGTTCCTGTTGATGCTATCTTTTGAAAGTCCATCTATTTATCGTCACCGATGTATTTATCGTTGACTAAATAACTGAAGCAAGTACTTTCTTGAACTTTAGAGATGCCACTTAATAAGCTAGAGAACTTTATAAAGAATACTGAAGGTAAGATTCTCTATGTTAATCCAAATGACTTGGATGCGACAGACAGTATAACCAATCAGGGTAACTCCCTAACGAAGCCTTTTAGAACTATTCAAAGAGCACTATTAGAATCTGCTCGATTTTCATATCAGACTGGATTTGATAACGATATAAACGATAAGACAACTATATTACTATTTCCTGGTGATCATTATATTGATAATAGACCAGGATTTGCTATTAAGAAAGATCCTAGTGATCCTACAAGGGCAGTTGGTGTCTCTCCTTTAGGTGCATCTTCTCTTGCTAGTGCTGAATTTGGATTAAATTTATCTTCGGAATTTGATCTGACTGTAGAAAATAATATACTTTATAGATTTAACTCAATAAATGGTGGATGTATAGTTCCTCGTGGTACTTCTATTGTTGGTCTTGACCTAAGAAAGACTAAAGTATTTCCTCTATATGTACCTAACCCTACAGACGATGATGTTCCTACTGCAGCATTATTCAGAATAACTGGTGCTTGTTATTTCTGGCAGTTCTCAATGTTTGATGGGAAAGGTGATCGTTTAGTATATACTGATCACCAACAGTTCAATGAAGATAATAGATCATTCCCAATATTTTCTCATCATAAATTAACATGCTTTGAGTATGCTGATGGTCTTAATGAAGTTAAGGGATATGATAAAACAGACCTTAGCATGTATTATTACAAGTTAAGTTATGCATATCAAGAACCAACAGGTCGTGCTGTTACATATGAATGGCCAGAGAATGAGGGAGATTTTGATACAGTTAGACCAGAATATGAAATTGTTGGTGCTTTAGGAAATGACCCAATACAAATTGCGAGTATTATTTCTGGTGATGGTACCACTGCTACATCACAAGTAACAGTAACAACACAACAACCACACGAATTAAGTGAGGGTACGCCATTAAAAATTAGTGGAGTTAGTGTATCTCAGTATAATATTTCTACTATCGTACAATCTATAATAGATCCTACTACATTTACATATACTTTATCCACATTCCCTAATAATTTACCTGCTACACCATCTAATATATCAAATGCAGTAGCAACTATCGAAGCTGATACAGTAACAGGTGCATCTCCATATATCTTTAATATCTCACTGAGATCAGTCTATGGTATGCAGGGCATGATTACTGATGGTGCAAAGGCAACTGGATTCCGTTCAATGGTTGTTGCTCAGTTCACTGGTATATCACTACAAAAAGATGACAGAGCATTTGTAAAATACAATAAAGAGTCTAGATTATACGAAGGAATAGCATATACTAAAGTTACTGGTGCTGATTTGAGTGCTCAATCATCATCAACTAATGCATCAACTGTTTATCACTTAGATAGTGGAGCAGTATATCGTACTGGGTGGGAACAAGCTCATGTTACTATTAAAAACAATGCTGTTGTACAGATAGTTTCAGTATTTGCTATTGGTTACAATGCTCATTTCTTAGGACAGAGTGGTGCTGACGCATCTATTACTAACTCTAACTCTAACTTTGGACAGTTTGCTTTAATTGGTGATGGATTCAGACCTGACGCATTCCCAAGAGACGATCAAGGATATGTTACACATATTACTACACCACAAACTGTAGATACATCTGCTGCAAAAATTGATAGTGTCAGTTTCTATCAGTTAGATGTTGATAAGACTCAACAAGTAGGATTATCAAGTCACTTGTACATCTTCTCCTTTGATAAGGAAGATAATCCACCTTTAAGTTTATCTCAAGGATTTAGAGTTGGTGCTAGACATGATGAAAAATTACATGTTGCTATAGGAGCAACAGATTATACTGCTAATGTCTTGATGCTTGACAACAAGATAGAGACATCTGGTATTAATACTGCTGCAGTTGGTACTAAATCTGCTGTCAAAACAACTTTGGCAACTGTCCCTAATACATTATTCCAATTAACTGTTGATGCTATTGGTTTAATCACTGGTGAAAAGATAAGAATCTTTAGTGATGATGGTGATTTACCTGAAAATATTGAATTCAATAAGATATACTATGCTATTGTAGTATCTCCTACTAACATTAAGGTTGCATCCACATTCTCTAATGCTATTAATGATGTACCCATTGAAATATATGGTGGTAGCAGTCTCAGGGTTGAGAGTAGAGTATCTGATAAATCTAGTAATGATATTGGACACCCAATACAATGGGATTCTTCTCAAAGTAGATGGTTTATTCATGTCGATACTGCTAATGCAATCTACCCACAAATTCAAACTAATGCTAATTTAGTTGGTATTGATGGTACAAACATAGCACAGGTTAAAAGATTTGAGGATAAGAGATCTATTGAGGACAAACTTTACAAGATCCGTTATGTTATACCAAAAGAAGCAACTAATTCAAGAGATCCTGTTGAGGGATTCATATTCCAAAGTTCTTCTCTAGTAGGATATGCAAAAACTTCTGATGCTTCTGCTACTACTATAACTCTTAATGATACTAATTTTGCAAGAAATCCAGGTTTCATTGCATTTGCTAGTGAGTCGTCTAGTATAGTAACTATTAGAACCGAGCAACCTCACAATGTAGAAGTTGGTGATATTGTTAAAGTTGTAGATGTTAAAGATTCTAATAATACTAGTGGTACTGATGGTCTAGGATATAATGGATCGTTCGCAGTAACTGCTCTTATTGATTCTTATCAGTTTGCACATAGCACCACTGATATTAATGGCGTTGAAAGAAATACTGGTACATTTGTAGATACTACTAATAGTAGAAATCTATTCCAACCAAGATTCTCTATCAATGACAATAATAAGAACTTTACTGTCTATCGTGTCAATACTATAGAACCTTATGTTTCTGGTGCAAATGATGGTGTATACATCTTAGATTTACTAAGTTGTGACTATGCACCACCTCAAGAATTTAATAACAAAACTTACAGACAAAATGTTACTTATCTGTATCCACAGCAGGATAGAGATAATATTGTAGAGAATGCTCCTGCTGCTTTATCATTTGCTCGTAGAGAACCAATAGGAAAGGTTGATATCAATGATCAACTTAATTCTATAACAAGAGAAACACTTGATAAGTTCAACAAGACATTTAATATTGGTTATGGTATTTCAGCAGTTAGCGATGTATCTGCTGGTGTATGTACTATTACATTTGATAATCAGCATGACTTCAATGGACTCAAGATTCATGAGAATCTCGTAAGTGGTGTTGGATATGCTGTAACTACAGAGTATAACACTAGATTACTTAGTGGTGGTAACTGGAATGGTGCAACTGCAACTGTTACAGTTGGTCTTGGATCTACTACTATCACTGGATTTGAGGTGTTTGCACCTGGTTCAGGATTCCAAGGTGGTGAGACATTAACTGTTGAAGGATTCGCCAATGCTCAGATTGGTGTTCCTACATCTGGTATCTCAAATGCTATTGGTGATGTTGTTTCTGTTACTGGAATAGGAACTACATCTGATGGATTGTACAGGATAACATCTGTACCTAATAAAAATAGTGTTGCTATTGCTGTAACTGCTGGTGATCCTCTGATTGTTCATGGACAGTATTTGTATAGAAATAGTCCTGCTGTTTCGATAGCTTCTACTCATTTTGATATTACTACTGGTATTACAACCATAACTACATCCACACCTCATGGATTGAGAAAGGGATCTAAGTTTAGAGTTGTAGACACCAACAGCAATAATATAGGTGAGTTTACTATAGACACTATTGCTGGAGTTACTACATTTACTACAACCACTGTTAATGATATTAATTATGCTGCTGGACATAAAGTATATCAGCAGACATATGCTGCAAATAATCAGTCAGTATCTATTGAAGAAACTATTGGTTCAAGATATCAAAACTTATATGCTGGTGAGACTGCAACATTAAAAGAAGAGATTACTAACTTATCTACTTCTATTAGGTTACAAGTTCCTAATTCAGGTATTGGTACTGATCTAAGATTTAGATTAGGTGATTATCTTGAAATAGACAAGGAGATTGTAAGAGTTGTACAGCAAGGAACAGTAGGTGCTGGTGGCGATGCTCTCAATGTTATTAGAGGTGTACTTGGTACATTACCAGCAGCTCATGTCAATAATTCATTGATTAGAAAAGTAGATGCTTTAGCTCTAGAGTTACGAAGACCATCTATACTTCGTGCGTCAGGTCACACATTTGAATATCTTGGTTATGGTCCAGGTAACTACTCAACTGGTTTACCTCAGGTACAAAACAGAACTCTATCAGACGATGAAGAGTATCTATCACAGGCACAAGAAAGATCTGCTGGTGTTGTAGTTTACACTGGTTTGAATAACAGGGGTGATTTCTATATTGGTAATAAGAGAATTAACTCTTCTACTGGTAAAGAAACATCATTCAATATTCCTATTCCTAGTGTTACTGGTGAAGCAGTATCAAGTAACTCTGTGGTATTTGATGAAGTTATCGTCAGACAGAGAATTATTGTTGAGGGTGGTCCTCAGCAGAATATACTATCTCAGTTTGATGGTCCTGTAGCATTCTCTAATGATGTTAGTTTCACTGATGATATGGTCACAAGTGGCACTGTAGAATTAGGTGGAAGCATTGAAATTACTGGTACATTCCCAACTGGTGCTAAATTAAATTGCGTCAAAGTTGGTGTTGGTACTAATAAATCTGAAATTACTACCGATCCTGCATGTGGATCTGATCTTGTACTAAATGCTGCACCAGGTTTTGCTGTTGCGATTGCTACTGATACAAGATATACTGCTGATGTAGTATTTGATAATCAAGTCAACATGAATGGATTTACATCATTCTCACAAAATGTATATTCTTCTGCTGGATTCGTAACATTCTGTGGAGGACCTTTGCATGTATGTGATGATATTGTTGCATTCTATGGTCAATCATCTGATGCTACATTAAAAGATAATATTTCTACCTTAGATAACCCACTTGCTAAGGTAATGAAAATTCGTGGTACTGAATTTGATTGGAAGGATGGTAATCCTAATTACAAAGGACATGACATTGGAGTTATTGCTCAAGATGTTGAGTCTGTACTTCCTGATGCAGTATCTACAAAACCAGATGGAACTAAAGGCGTTCACTACAACAAATTAATTCCTCTACTCATTGAAGCAGTCAAGGATCTCTCCAAACAGGTAGATGATCTGAGCTCAGATAAATAATAAAAAGGTCTCCTTAGCATAAGATAATGCCTACCAATTATAAGACTATCATTAATTTTAGAGATGGTATTCAGGTTGATGCCAATGATCTAGTCTCTAACAATGGACTGGTAGGTATCGGAACTACCATTCCAAGAGAGGAACTCGATGTTCGAGGATCGATCATTGTCGAGAATCAGGCGAATTTAAGAGATATAAATGTTGTTGGACAATCTACATTTTACGGTAATATTAATGTTGCTGTTGGAAATTCGGTAGGTATAGGAACTACAATTCCTGAAGCAACATTCCAAGTTGGCGTAGGGACTACAGGAGTTACTGTTGATGCTAATACTGGTAAGGTAACTGCGGTATTATTCAGTGGTTCAGGTGCTGATCTAACAGATCTTCCTACTGCAGTATGGACTAATCCTTATCCTGGTGCTGGTAGTACTATCAATGCTTTTAGACCTGTTGGTATATCTGTAACACTACCTCAGGCAGATTTTGCTGTTGGTGATATTATAAAACTTGATGCTATTAGTGGTATAGGTACATTTGAAGAGGTATCTCTTAAAAAGTTAAATCTAATAGGTAACGCCCAACAGGGTAATATTGAAATGGTTGGATCCATTAGTGGTATTCAATCAATCACAGGTGGTACAGGTAATTTTGAGACTGCTGGTGTCGGTTCATTTGGAGCATTGGATATTGCTTCTGGTGTTGTAACTGGAACATCTGGTGGTTTAACATTTAAAGGAGATAGTAAGACTATTGACTTTAATCAAGATTTTGTAAATGCAGATAAGAGAGTTGGTGTAAGATTTATTGAGACTTCTACAGGTTCATCTATTGATGACACTGCAGTTGCTCAGATATTATATAACGGTGGTGTTACTGGAACTGGTGGTACTGAGAGTGGACAGGTAGAATTTTGGGGAGACAATGGAACTGATAATGTTCCTAGAGTAATAATAACAAGAGAGGCAAATGTTGGTATAGGTACATCAAGATCAAGAGGATTCAATCTTGATGTAGTTGGAACTGGTACAGTCACAGGTTCAATGGGTGCTGCTGGTGGATTCTATGGTAACTTAGTTGGTGACATTGATGGAGTTGCTACAGTAGCAGCAGGATTAACCAACAGTCCAGACATTACAGTAGATGATATAGATTCTTTAGGTATTAATAGTATATTCATTAGAAATACTGGTGTATCTACATTTGGTGGAGAGGTCTCGGTAGGTAACTTCTTAGGTGTAGGTGCCACATCTTCTGCTCTAGGCAGGGGTATGGGTGTTATTGGTGGTGCTGATTTCTCAGGTGGTGGTTCATTTGGTGGTGACTTATCAGTTGAAGGTAACTTATCAATTGGTGGTACATTTGGCGGATCTGTAAATATTACAGATGTGACTGCTGCAGAAATTATTGCGACTGGTATTATTTCAGGAACTACATCATCTAGTGCCACATTACATGATACAACTATAACAGGAAATCTAGTACAGTCGGCAGGTAAAAATCTATCAGTTGGACAAAATCTTTCTATTGGTGGAACAACTACATTTGGATCACAAATAAACTTTGGTGACGCAACAACACAAGTATCTGCTGCAGGTACACTCTTTGCTAACTTGAGTGGTATTATTACAACTGGTGCAATTACTGTTGGGGATCTTGATGTTGGTGGTAATTTCAATTACACTGGTGGAAGCATAGCAACATTTGGTTCGATATTATTAAATGGTGTTAGTGGATTTGTATCATGTAAATCTCTGGATGCAGGTACAGGTATTATAAGTTGCACAGGATTAAATGCTAGAACTGGAGAAATTACTGGTGGTGGATTAAATCTTACAGGTCCTACTACATCAAATAACTACTTCCAATCAACTGCTGGTGTATCTACATTCTTTGATATTGATATAACTGGTGGTAATAATAGTAATCTTAAATTAACTAGACTAGGATTTAATACTTCTCTATCTACTTTAGGTATTACTGAGGGTATAGCGTTATGGGATAATGCTGAAATCTTTGTTGATGACTCACCTGGTGGTGGTATTGGTATTGGTACTACTGCAGGTAAGAGAGATAGTAGTGTTGCTCTATATGTTGGATATGGAAGAGATGCTTCAGGTAACTTTATCAATGGTGAGACAGTATTTGAAGGTGGTGTCGGTATCGGTACAATGGTGGGAAATAATGATGGTAATATGTTGGAAGTATATAAAGAAACCGTATTCCATTCATATCATACAGGTATAGGTGGTACTGATGCTGGTCCTGCTCGTGTTGGATTTGAAACTAATAAACCACGCACAACTCTTGACTTAGGATTTGTTACTAGTGGATTCTTAAGAATACCAAGTTACTTTAATGATGATCCTAACAATACAGTTCCAAATGGATCAGTTCAGGGTACTGGTTGTTTATTCTTTGATACTGCAAGTAATACAGTTGCTGTTAAAAATAGTAATGATAATTGGGTTGGTCTTTCAACTGTATTAAATACAGGTGACGATCCTGCTCAATATGTGCAGGAACTTGGTTTCATAGGTGGTGTTACTACTCAGGCAGAGAGATTAACTGCTGAACAAGGAGTTGCAAACATCATTCAACCTTATGATGAGGTAGGAGCTCAAGGAATTGGATGGGGTACTGCACATATGTGGTACAATAAGACTTTCAATAAACATCAGTACAAAACCAATCAAGGTATTGGAGTTGCTACTCACTATAGATCATATGTTTCTACAGGAACATCCGCTATAGATATCGAACTAGATAGTAGTGGTACTAAAGTTTATATCACATTACCTGGTATAGGATCTGCTACATTGAACTTAGTTTGAGGAAATTAAATGGCAGCAAATAATTGGAGTAAAACAACTCAACAACTACTTACTGGTACACCTGGCACACAAATTTCATTTGGTGAGATTCGTGCTGCTATAGGTGATACTAGCAAATCTATTTCTGCCTCAGAATTACACAGACAAACAGACCTTGATGCACCATATGATTTTAGTCAAGGTAAATATCCATCATCAAGCAATTCGCATCTACCATATGTTTTAGATTCTACTGAGAATGTTGGTGTACCTACCAGTGGTGCAATTACACCGCAGGATGTTAGAGGAGTCATTAAAGAATATGTAATTGAACAAGATGCACTGACAGAGGAATATAATTTTAATGCTACTACTTTGAGTAGTCCTACAACCCCCAGTGTAAATGCTGATTGGAACTCAAACTTAAATAAAAATATAACAAAGTATCTTAAGATTAAGGGTAGACTTGTAAGCAATAGTGTATCATCCCCTGCTGCTGTTGCAGATCAACCATCATCTAATTTAACATTATTTGTTAACAATGCACCTGCATCTTATGGTGTATATGGTGCTGGTGGTGCTATCAATCAACCTGGTGGACATGCTTTTAATATTAATCAACCAGCAGGTCCAGCAATAAGAAAAGTATTTGTAGAGTGTGAAGGATCAGACGCTAGAATATATGGTGGTGGTGGAGGTGGAAAAGACGGTGTTGATGGTCAAGATGGTTCAGATGGTAGTGGAGCGACTTCTGGTTCACCTGGTTCACCTGGTAGTAGCGGTTCTAGTGGTAGTAGTGGTGGCGATGGTAGTTCAGGAGGTGATGGTGGTTCAGGATCTGATGGTTCATCAGGTTCATCAGGTTCACCTGGTATGCAAAGAACCACATTCCAACAGAGAGCTACAGTACAAAATAGAACAACTAATCAAAATAGGAGTTCTCGTCGTAGGAGATTTGGTGGGTGGCCTCGTAGTCGTCGTGGACAAATTCAAGGTAGGACATCATCTCAAGCAACAAGTAGTGGACAAGCAAGGACAACATCACAGTATAAAGTAGCATGTTTCGGAGGATCTGGAGGATCTGCAGGATCTGGCGGTTCAGGAGGATCTGGCGGTGGTGGTGGACAAGGTGGTTCAGGAGGATCTGGTGGTGGAGGAGGTTCAGGAGGATCTGGTGGACCTGGCGGTTATTCGGGGCAAGGTGGTGTTCATGGTATAGGTGGTATTGCTGCACCTGGTCGTGGTTGGAATTATAAAACTGGAAATATTGCAGGAAGTGCTGGAACACCTGGTACACCTGGAACACCTGGTGGAGGTGGAGGTGCTGGAACACCTGGTACACCTGGTGGAAGTGGACAACCTGGTTCATCTGGTACACCTGGCGGTGGCGGTGGTTCGGGAGGTAGTGGAACACCTGGTACACCTGGCGGTTCAGCAAGTTGTAGTGCAGCATCACCTGGTACACCTGGCACACCTGGCACACCTGGTAGTGGTGGATCAAGTGGCACACCAGGCGGTGATGGTCAACCTGGAGGTAGTGGAACACCTGGCACACCTGGCACACCAGGAAATGCTGGAACACCTGGTCAACCTGGTGGTCCTGGTCAACCTGGTGGTCCTGGTGGTGACTGGGGTGAAGCAGGTGGGTCACAGGGTGGTAACGCAGGTCGTGCAGTCAATGGTAGTAAGTATGAAGTTAAACCGAATAATGGAGATATCAAGATCATCTACTAATTTTTATTATGTCAATTTATCCTTTGAGTCCTTGCCCTAATTTTCAGGGTGAGACATCATATCAAACATGGGAAGATGGATTCACCTTAAATGAGTGTCATCGCATTATTAATCATGGTGAGTCCCTTAATCCAAGACCTGCTACAGTTGGTAATGATAGTGATACCAGTGTAGTTGATAGTATTCGTACATCTAAGACTGCATGGATAGAATGCAATAAAGATACAAAATGGTTATATGAGCGTTTAGGTAATATATTAAGAGTAACTAATGGTATGTTCTGGAAGTTTGATATCCGTGGATTTCATGAACATATACAATACACAGTATATGAAGGAGACGATAAAGGATTTTATAGATGGCATGTAGATAATAATATGCAGTCAGATGTACCACCAAGAAAATTGAGCATGACAGTTCAGTTGAGTGACCCTAGTGAGTATACTGGTGGTGAATTGCAGTTACATGATGGTGAAGTACAGACAGCAGTAAATAGTAGAGGGCATGTTATAATATTTCCCAGTTATGTATTACATAGGGTTCAACCTGTTACTTCTGGTATTCGTAGAAGTTTGGTAGTCTGGGCAAATGGTCCTGGATTCAAGTGATAGTCAGTCATTTAAGTGTCCACTCAACCCCCATTATGAGGTAAAATCGTGTATAATATAGGTATGAAGAATACCCATCTTGAACACCTAGAAGACGAAATCCTCAATGCTGGCACTGCTGGTGGATTTAGTGTCGTTTCTGTACTCAGATCATTTGGTAATATGCTTACAGGCAGTAAGTCTGATTTAAGTGTTAGTACCAAGTGGGATGGTGCTCCTGCAATTATTTGTGGCACAGATCCTGTTACTGGCAAATTCTTTGTTGGTACTAAATCAGTATTCAATAAGGTTACACCTAAAATATGTTATGACGATGTAGATATTGATCGTTTCTATCAAGCAGAGATACTTCGTAATAAGTTAAAGGATTGTCTTAAGTATCTTTCTCAATTAAATATCAAAGGTATTATTCAAGGAGACTTACTATTCTCATCAGGAGATAAGAGATATGCTAATATTGGTGGACATAGAGTTATTACATTTAATCCTAATGCTATTACCTATGCAGTATCATGCAAATCAAGTCAAGGTATGGCAGTAGAGAAAGCAAAGATTGGTATTGTATTCCATACAGTATATCAGGGTAGCACAATACAGGACTGTAAGGCAGTATATAAAGCACCATTATTTGTAGGAACTGAAGATATATTCATCCCCAATGCTAACTTTAAGGATGCTCAAGGTATTAGTCGTTTTGATAATACTCAGAAGATCAAGTATATTGCTACTATCAATCGTGCAGAAGGTTCACTCAAGAGAGCATCAAGGTTTCTTGATATCATGCAGAGTCATGGACAGTCAAGGTTCTTAATGCCAATACTATTCAAGCAGTTCTTTAATCAACAGATTCGTAGTGGCAAAAGTATTCTAAACACTAGAAGGACAGTTGCACAGTTTGCTAAGTTTTATTCTGACAGATTAGATGCAGAAATGAATGCTAAAACAAGTGTTAAAGGTAAAGAGAGATATAAACAGATGAAGTTAGAGGGTCTCAACTTTATTGCTAGGTATCAGAATGAGATATATTTTACATTTGCATCATACATTTCTATTCGTGATGCCAAGAGAATGGTCATAGCACAGTTAAATAAGGTTGGTCAGATAAGAACATATATAGGAAGCACACCAACAACTCCAGAAGGATATGTTGTTTCTACTAACAACTATGCTATCAAGTTTGTTGATGATGACTTTAGGAAAGCAAACATTCTCTTTGGAATACAATGAAAAAGATTGCTGTAATTGGTGCAGGTGTTATTGGTATTAATTCTATTCTACAATTGATAGAAGAACGAACCAAGGCAGATACAGAGAATGATTATAAAATCGTGTGGATATATGATACATCAGTGGACATATTTGGTATTGGAGAGTCAACAACACCATCTTTATCAGGACAAATTGCTAGTCCACCATCATATTTGAGATATGATTCTAAAGATTATTTTGATGCCACTATCAAGTTTGGTAATAGATTTGTAGGATGGGGTAAAAATGGTGGAGACTTCACCAGATATTTTCCTATGAGTACTGCTGCTATTCATTTTGATACCAGATTATTCAGTAGTTTCTTTATTGAGCATTTAACTAATGAGAGTTGCTATAACTTTGAAGCAAGAGATACTAAGATAAAGTCAATATCTTTCGATCAAGATCCTATAGGTGGGCATTGCTTTGGTGTTGTTGTTGATGGTGAGGTATTTGATTTTGTATTAGATTGTAGTGGTGGCAGATCACTGGTAAATGATGATTATTATTTTGATTCACCTTTTGAAACATGTAATACAGTTCTTGCTACTAGATTACCAGAACCTGCAGACTGGGGTTATACATTAACACAAACTACTAGAAATGGTTGGATGTTTGGAATTCCATTGCAGAGTAGGAGAACTTATGGTTATGCATATAATTCAAATCTAACTTCAGAAGAGGAAGCACAACAAGAGTTTAGAAGTTTAGTACCTCAGGATGGATATCAATATAATAAGTTTACTTGGAAATCTAGATTCTCTAACTATCTAATGCATCATAGTGGTAGATATGCTCGTAATGGTAATGCGTTGGGATTTCTTGACCCACTTGAAGCGTTGGCAGGTATGTATTATGATAATGTGACAGATAAGATGGCAAGTTATGCTCTTGGCGATACATATAATAATATAGACCTTGTTAATAATATCAACAGTTGGTATTATGAGGAGGTTGTTGGGGATTGGTTATTAAATTCTGCATGGATGTATCATTTTGGTTCAGAACATGACACCCCATTCTGGCAACAAATCCAGAAAAATGCTAGAGACATATTAAATAATAAGGAGATAAATCCTTGTCGTTTAATAAGTGATGAACAAACATTTACAGATGATTTGTTTAATATTATAGGTGATGACCCAGAAATGAAAAAGTTATTTGTTAACGATCTTCTTGATGTTGAGTTTACTTTCGATTTCTGTCGTGACTACTATAATTTCAGTTCATTTACTAGAGGAATGAGTGCAGATTATGCTAACAAGTTTCCTACATTTACATAACTTATGACTAGAAAAATTGCTATTATTGGTGGTACTGATGCAGTACAAGTATTATTGAATTGCGTGTCACATAGAGATACTCTTGAAGGAGTATATCAGGACGATGAAATAGTTTGGATTCGTGATTGTTCTCATATTATTGATGACTATGGGATACAAACTGAATCCGAGTGGGGAGAAATACTTGGAGAGAATACTACATTAAGTACAGTACATCTATCAAGATTGTTAGATGGTAAACAGAAGTGGGGTAAAAAGTTTATTGGGTTTGGTAATATAACACCTCATAATTTCTATGTAATGTATGAACCAACTCATGTAGGTTGGCACTTAAATGGTAGAAAACTTGTAGATTTATTTTGGAATAGTTATACCAATACTGCAAAAAATGTAAGAATGATTGATAGTCATGTAGAATATATTGATGTACAACAAGATCATGTTAAAATACTTGGAGAACAGTATGATTTTGTAATTGATTGTACTAGAGGTGCAATATGGGATCATAATTCTTATAGTGAAGCATTATATAAACCAACAAATGCAACTCTAACTGTTAATAAAAAGGTAGAGGGTAAATGGAATTACACTGCACATATTGCAGGTAAACATGGATATTTAACAGGCATCCCCATTAAAGATGCTCAAACATGGATATATTCATATGATAAGAATTTAACAACACTTGATGATGCTATTAAAGATTTCAATGAGCATTGTGAAATAAGTGTAGGTGAGTTGCCAAAAGCAATAGAATATGATAATATGTTATCAGATTATTGTATTCATTCTAATAACAGATATGCAAGATGTGGTCGTGCGTTGGGGTTTAATGATGAGTTAAACAACTTTAAAAACTATCTTGAAGGAGACATAGCAGAAGCAATAGCAGAGTATTTGTTTCAAGATCCTGAGAGACAACAGACAGAATATCAAAGATTAGATGTGGAAGATAGATATGAAGATGGCAAAATTGATTGTGCTGCATCTTTAGGTTTCTATCTACAGGAAGGTTCTCAATATAAAACTAAGTTCTGGGAACAAACTAGAACTAATGCATGTTTATGTTTAGAGAACAGAGAATATTTTGATATATCCACAAATCTCATACAACATGAGTATCTTAAAATGAATGAACTTATACCTATACATGAGAACATTCGTTTAGATTATTTTAGGAGACTATCCGAAGATGAGCAGCGTTTAAGACAAAAACAAACTGCTGTATCTGATGAACCTTACAGATTGTTAGGAAATTATCAGATATTTACTGAAACTATTAATGGTCTCGGTTCACCTTATGCTCACCTATTCCCACTAATGACTGAATTATTACCACCAACATCCGAACCGTTCGGAGAAATCAACCTCGACCCAATAACATGGTAGAAACTCTAATTAAGGAATTCCCCCTTACAGACATAGGAGGTCAAATGACAGAAGAAAGAATAAAAAAGTATACCTACACTAAGGAAGAGGTGGATAGGATGATTGCTCATGCAGTCGAGGTTGCGGTAGCAGAAGCACAACGGATTGATGAAGAGTCAATGCGTAAACATAATCGTGATGCTACTGTTATTAGTATGATATTAGGGTTTACCGCACTCGCACTATTCGTTGATGGTTTGCTAAGATTGTTAGGTATCATTCCACCATTCATGCACATTGACATCGATGTACTTGATAAAATTGTAGAGAGAGTTGAAGTGGATGTGATAGATAAAATAAAACAAGTACCCATACAAAAACTTTTACATCGTTAATTATGATCTCATTTTTATTCTCAATGGCAAGTCTATTGAATCTGTTATTTTACATTTATGCTATTGGTTTTCTAATCTCACTAGGATTAGAACAGTTGATCAAGGTTAGACCTCTATCCGTTGATGAATCAATGAATGAGAGAAACAACTACATAGTCCAGAACAACAGAAAATACTGTTGGAGACAGGCATGGGTTGTAAACATCAACTGGTTTGCATGTAATGTAGGTTTATATTTTATTTCAAGGAACATGGCATCCCCAGTAGATACATTCTGGAATGGTATGTAATATATGTGGTATATTATATTTTGGACACTATTAACAATTTACATTTTAAAACAAGTAGGAGTATTTAAAAAATGATCTTTCTATCATGCCCACCTGTATATCATTTACCAGGAACATGGACTAAGTGCAAAACACCTCTAATCAATCATCTTAATCTTACACCCGATCAAGGATTTATATTATTCTTTGGTTTACTTGTCTTCTCGTTAATTGTTTATGGACTTTACAATACATTTGGTGCAGGGAAGAAAAATTTGAAAGATCAGATAGATGAACACGCTAAAATGCATGAACTAGGAATTGCACATGGACATTCACCTAAAAAGAATCGATGAAATTCGACCCTAACAGTATCCCATTAAGGAATACCGCACAAGAATTTGAATATGAGAAAATATCAAGAGAGATTGATAGGTGTGATGATGTAGAGGAATTGCAGAATATGTGTAAGTTTCTACTCAAGTTAGAAATGAAAACTAGGGAGACATATAGTATTATGATTGCTGATACTATTGAAGCAATGAATTCGGACATACCACAGGACAATTTGTAAAGTGTACACTAGGTGGTTGTCAGACCTATTGAATCGTGTATAATAGAAGAGCGAAACAGTTAAGGGTTCATCTACTCTAACAGTTTTGAGAATGGGCAAACGCAAGGCAAGGGTA